ATAGGCAGCGTTTGACCGAGGTAAAGGCGGCGATGGCGGCGGGTGTGATAGGCAGACACCCGGCGGACGTTGGTCGCCGGTTTAGCAAGGCGGAGGCGTTGCGGTTGTGGCGTGAATTGCAGGACAAGCAGCGTGAGGAAAAAATTGCGGCACTTGTTGAGAAAACACCTGTGAATTTTATTCTTGTTGATACGCCATACAAGTTGCAACAGATGGCTGATGATATAAAGGCATCGGAAATGGTCGCGCTTGACTGTGAGACGTTCGGAAAGGACGATGACGCGCTTGACCCTTGGCGCGGTCAGATGGCAGGCTTTTCTGTCAGTACGCGGCGATTTAGTTATTATGTACCTTTAAATCACGTAGAAAAAACGAAGCTGAATGAGTGGGCGGACAATGACATAATTGGCATGCTCGCAGTCCCATTGATGACAACAAAACTCATAATGCACAATGCGCCATTTGATTGCAAATGGTTTTCCGTTAAGTATAGATTAAATTTGCATGAAGCACTTTACGCAGACACGCGCATTATGGCGATGTCACTCGATGAAAATCGTGACCATCGGCTGAAAAATTTGCTGACAGATTGGCTACGACAGCCGAGCGATAACTTTGATGAATTGTTCCCGAACATTCCGTTTAATGAAGTACCACTAAAAGTCGCTTTGCCATATGCGGCTGGAGACACAGAAAAAACGCTTAAACTTTACGATTGGATAATGGCGCAATATGAACGTCGTGAAGATTTGCAACAACTTAAATGGCTTGTATTCGACGTAGAAATGCCGGTCGCTCGCCAGTTTATTCGGTCAGATCTACGCGGTATTAAATTTGACGTTGAAAAGGCAGTACAACTGGATAAAAAACTGGCAACAGAAGAAGTGGAGCTACAGCATAAGATTTACGAATTGCTAGGCGCTGAAATAAATCTTAATTCCCCGGCGCAGCTAAGCAAGAAATTATTTGGCGACTTGAAACTACCTGATTACGGGAAAGGTTCGACGAATAGCCGATTCATCAAGAAACTCAAACGTGAGCATCCGGTCATTCCGTTGCTACTCGAGTATAAGGAAGTTGGTAAATTACGGTCGGCGTTTACTCAAAAGTTGCCACACGAGGTCAAGCACGACGGCAAGATTCACCCGTGGCATAACACTTGGGGCGCTGCGACCGGTCGCTTTACGTGTAAGGACCCTAACACGCAACAAATTCCGGCAAAGCGTCCGGAAATACGACACTTGTTTAAAGCGACCGGACCCGACCGCATACTTGTGTCAATCGACTATTCGCAGATTGAGCTTCGCGTGCTGGCGCATATGGCAAATGAAACGGTGCTGATTGACGCTTTCAAACACGGCCGCGACATCCACTCGACAACGGCGGCATTGATAAGTGGGTACACATACGAAGAAATTGAGTCAGAAAAGGATACAGACGGATCTCCACAACAAAAATATCGTAAACAAGCGAAAATCGTAAACTTTGGCATTGTATATGGAATGGGTGCCGGCAAGCTCGCCGATACGCTCGAAATTTCAAAGACTGACGCACAAAAAATTATTGACGACTACTTTCGAGGCTATCCGGGGATTAAACGTTACATGGATGAACAGCACCGTAAGGTCATGCGACAGGGTTATGTAACAGATATTTTCGGTAGGAAAAGGCGATTGCATGACGATGTGAGATCAAAAGATCGGTGGAGAGTGTTTGCGGCACAAAGGCAGGCAGGCAACTTCCCAATACAAGCGAGCGCCGGCTCGATTCTGAAAAAGGCGATTGTTGACTTGCAACCGGTGCTGGCGAAATACGACGTACACATATTGTTACAAGTTCACGATGAACTGGTTTATGATTGTCCGCGCGATATTACGAAAGAAGCATTATATGAAATTCGAGATATACAAGCGAATGCTGTTAAATTAAAAGTTCCAGTGCGGTGTGATATTGAAATATACCCAGAACGTTGGCAACAAAAAGTAACGGTCGACGAGTGGTTTAGCGGAATCAGACCGGAAAAATAAGAAAACCATCAAAGCCATGTTTGAAGGTATGATGAAAAGCGATCCAACACGTCAAGAGGAAACATATCAGATGTTTGTTGAAACGTTGAAGGAATGGAGGGAAAGGAATGACTGATGAAGAACGCTTGGAAGATATATATATACGCTGACTGCCGGTAGGGATGAAGAATTGCTGGCGATACGAACAATATAACTAAAGGGGCGATCATTTGATTAATGAAATTGCGCAAGAATTCACGGACTTTTTGAACGAATGGCACTCGTACCCGGAACCGTACGACGACAAATTGGACGCATGGCTTTATGGAGAATACGCCAAAGCGAAAGCCAAGCGGAATTTTATCGACTGGAAGTCGGTATACTTCTCGCCGTCAAGCGCCAATAAGGACGACCGCGAATTGTACGTAAAAGCGTTAAAAATGCCGAAGGACACCGACGAAGTCAAGCCGTGGCAACGGCGCTGGACAGCACAGGGCACCGCAGTTGGCGACTGGCTGCAACGTGAAATATTATTGGCGGAAAAACATTTCGAACGTTACACGCTTGAAAAGCCGCCGTTCGTCATGGCGCGAACAGACGATGGGCAACCGTTTTTCGAGGACTTCGTTCACGGGCAATTCAAGTTCGAGCATAATGGCGAAAAATTTTCGCTGATAGGTACGTGCGATGGCGTGCTGATTCACCGACCGACTGGCAAGCGTATTGGGCTTGAAATCAAGTCGAAGCAAACGTCATACAGCGAAACGAGTGAATCGCGCATGAAAGCGCCGAAGGACGACCATATCGCGCAAGTGACGTGCTACTCGCTTATGTACGATTTAGACGCTTACTTGATTGTCTACGTCAACACGTCCAAAAAGGCGTGGTTTATGACGGACGACGAGTTCGCAAAGTCGCCGGACTTTCGCGTGTTCGGCGTTGACGTGACCGACGACATGAAGCGGCAAGTGTTGGACAAATTCGCAGGCGTGGCACGGGCAGTGCGTGAGCAAACGCCGCCAAAGCTAAACCTCGATAAATTTCGGTTCAACAACTTCAAGCGGTCGTGTGCGTTGTCGCTGACGGACGATGAATTTAACGAAATTAAAGACGAAGTGAAGCGTGTCATGAGGTCTGGCTTGCCGAACTGGAAGAAAGAAGCTTACTACGAAGCGTTCGAGTTTATCCGCGACGTGCGTGAACAGGAGGCAAGCTGATGACACGCATACTAGCTTTCGATACATCCATGTCGTGCCCCGGTGTTGCTGTCGTCGAAGTCACGCGCGGCAAACCAATCGTTGTTGCTGTATCGCATGTCGTGACTGACAGCAAGCAACCGCATGGACTTCGCGCCGAAATCGTCGAGGCATGGGCGACTCTATTCATCGCTAAGCATGGCGCCAAGTTCGATACGATTGCCCGCGAGGATTTTCAGGGGCGATCATCGCGGCAGAATCATCCCGTGTTTAGCGCGTGGGGTGCCATCGACCAAGCGTTGAACAAGTTCGGCTTATCGTTCACGACGCCAGCCATTTCGCAGTCAGCCGTTAAAAAGGCGGTCGTTGGCAACGGCAAGGCTGAAAAGGATGAAGTTGCCGAAGCTGTGCGCAAGTGGACGGGCTACACGGGCGAGTTCGCGACGGACGACGAAAGTGACGCGGTTGCCGTTGCGCTGGCATACGCGATTAATGAAGGACTGATTAAAGCGGAGGTGTAAACGGATTGCAACTATTTTTCTTGATGATTGTATTCGTAATACTTGGCGGGCTGTCAATGTTAGTAACGCTTGGTGTCCTTGCCATCATTAGCACAGCGTCGACACCAGTCGTAGTACTGATTAGCGTGATATGTACGTTCGTGGTGACGTATATTATCGCGTCTGTGGCGGAGACAAAGCGATGAGTACGCGACTTGTCGAGCGAAACCTTCGCCATATGCTCGCCGATTTGGAGCGCCAGCTTGCCGAAAATAGCGAGGACATTTGGCAGTTAAATGACCGAATAGATGTCTTATATCGCGAGCGTGTTCGAATATATGAGGGCATAGTCGCGATTGAAAACGAATTGAAACGATTGGAGGGCGAGGATTGAATAAGACACAACTATTAACTGATGATTTTATCGCAAAATATCCGGACTTTCCGGCGCACATGAACGAGTTGGGCAAGTTTGTATATTACCGCACGTACTCGCGGTACTTGCCGGAGAAAAAGCGACGTGAAACGTGGAAGGAAACCTGCCGACGTGCGACGGAATATAACGTCGGCTTGGCAGTAAAGCACCTTGAAAAAATCGGGTATACGGTTGACTACGACAAATACAGGAAAGAAGCCGAGGAATTCTTCGACAGTATGTTTAATTTACGTCAATTCCTTAGTGGTAGAACGCTTTGGGTAGGCGGTGCTGATGGCGGAGTTGCCGAGAAATATCCTCTGTCGAACTTCAACTGCTTCAGCCGGGATACCGAGTTTATAACCGACAACGGTGTTCGATCGTTCGAAGATTTCAACGATGGTGACAAGGTGAATGTTCTAGTAAAAACCGGAGGATGGCGGGAGGCAACTGTTCGCAATTTCGGAAAAAGCGAAATTGTTGAGTTGACCGTACGAAAAGGAAGACGAGTAGAGACGATTTCAACAACTGCTAATCACTTATGGTTCGTAAATAAAGGTGGAAAATGGAGAGAAGTTCGTACGGATGATTTAAAACCTGGCGATGTTTTACGTACTAAAAAACGGTACGAGACTACTGAGATTACTCCTTGTCCAAAAAGAACACCATACAAAGTCGAAAGCGTTGAGTTTACGGGAAGATTTGAGGACGTTTGGTGTGTTCAAGAACCTGATACCCAAACATTTACTTTGGCTAATGGTATTTTAACGCATAATTGTTCATACGTTACTATCCGCAGCTGGGACGACTTAGGCGACTTGTTCTATTTACTACTCGTCGGAACAGGCGTCGGCTTTAAATCGACGAAAAAAGACGCAGCAAATATGGCGCCGATTCGCACGAATGTAAAAATCGTCCATGAGCCGTATGTTCAACGCTATCCAATCGTTAAGCAGCCGGACACGCAGTATTTCGATATTAAAAACGAAGAAGGGCGTAAAATCGTTATACATGTCGGCGATTCGAAAGAAGGGTGGGTAGAGGCATTACGCTTATTCTTCCGAGTTTTAACTACACGAGAGTTTGAGGACGTCAATCAAATCGGAATATTCTACGATTATATTCGTCCAAAAGGCGCTAGATTACACACATTCGGCGGCACAGCGTCAGGTCCGGAACCGTTGCGCGAAATGTTCGAAGGAATCGAAAAAGTATTGCGCAACGAGTTGGATCCATCATTATCGCCGTTAGAAGACGTAGGCAACGGCTATAAGCGCGTTCGACCTATTCACATACTCGACATCGGAAACTTAATCGGAAATAACGTTGTCGTCGGTGGTAAAACTTATGCCTCCGACGTAAATAAAAATCCCTCTTTATCGGTAGAACTCTAAACGCGTAATGGCGCAGACAATACCGAGCGAAGCTAGTTCAATCGTTGTCCCTCGTAATTAAGAAAGGTGATTTTAGTGAGTTTTTACGTTTATGAATACTACAAGAAAGATACTGGGGAAGTGTTTTATGTAGGTAAAGGTACTGGCAGAAGAATGTACGAACTTCATAATAGAAACCGCTACTTTAATGCAGTTTACCGTAAATATGATTGTGACGTTCGCGTTTATAAAGATGGTCTCACTAATGCGGAGGCTTGTGGTATAGAAAGGCAGAGAATTGCGGAGTTAAAATCAATTAATCAAGCCTATTGCAATTTTACTGAAGGAGGTACTGGGTTTTCTACCGGAAAACTGAACCCTATTCACAAGCGCATTAGAGAAGGTACTGCAAAATTGTTTGACGGCTCTCAAAAATTCTACGGAGAAGATAATGGATTTTACGGCAGAAAACACTCCGAGGAAACTCGACAAAAAATATCTGAGAGCCGGAAAGGTAAAGGCGGGCAGCCAGGAAAACTCAATCCGATGTATGGAAAAGGACTAAAAGGAAAAGACAATCCTATGTACGGGAGAACGAGAGAAAATCACCCTAACGTAAAGATGTACACAGTAACATATACAAATGGTACTAAAGAACTACTAACGTATAAAGAGTGTGAAAAGAAATTTGGGATAGCATTCTTACGAGTACAGCAAGGTGGGATTCTCCACTACAAAAAGAAATCAAAAAACGATATATACGAAGGGACAATGATTGAATTAGAACGTGTAACGACTAGCCGAGAGGCGTAGGGTGCAAGCGATTGGCGCTCGAAACGGGGGACTTAGAAGATATAGTCTGATCTGCATAGAGATATGTAGCTGCGCGTAATGGCGCGGGCGGTACGTAGCGAATACCGCTGAACAATAATGGTAAGAAGAACGGCTGAAATTTTCTTGTTCGACGCCGACGACTACGAGTCCATGTTCGCTAAATACGGCATTAACGGAATTTGGGACGAATCCAAGCACCGCGCCGTTATTGAAAAAGCCCGCGAAAATAACCTTGACCGAATTGCCGATTGGCTCGAAGGTATGGCGCTAAACGACCCGAATGTACGTCCACTACATCACCGAAGAATGTCAAACAATTCGATTGCATTCGAAACAAAGCCGTCGCGCAAATTAATCGACCTTGTATTTACGATTATGCAAGCGGAAGGCGAGCCGGGGTTAATTAATTTGGAAGAAGCGAAACGTCGACGACCTAACGCGGAAGGACTAAACCCATGTTCGGAAATATTGCTCGATTCATATGGCGTATGTAACTTGACGACCGTTAACCTCGTTCAGTTCGTAAAACAAAAGGAAAATGGCAAATATTATCTTGATTTACAGGCACTAGGGAAAGCACAAAAAGCGTCAGCACGCGCAGGCCTTCGCATGACGTTGGCAGAATTAGAAATACCGCATTGGAATGCCGTTCAACAACGTGATAGATTGCTGGGAACGTCGTTGACTGGGGTTAAGGACGCAATGGCACTCATTGGATATGACGAACATCAAGAGGCATTACTATTGGAACAATTGCACAGGGTAGCTAGGAATGAAGCCGACCGTTATGCAAAGGAATTACGCGTAAGTGCGCCGCTATTAGTCACGACTGTCAAGCCCGAAGGAACTATTTCGCAAGTTGCCGGCGGAGTATCAAGCGGTCTACATTACTCACATGCACCATACTACATTCGCCGTATCCGTATTAATGCCAATGATCCGTTAGCAAAAGCAGTGCAGGCGATTGGCTGGCCGGTCCATGCGGAAGTTGGTACGGAAGGCACAATTGACCCTGCCGAACTAGCCAAGCCGGAATTAATCGCAAAAGCAAGGACGCTTGTCATTGATTTTCCGGTCGCAAGTGGCGCGAATAAAACAAAGGACGACGTATTTGTCCAAGAACAATTCGACACGTACTTCAAGTTCCAATGGTACTATACCGAACATAATTCGTCCAATACGATTCACGTTCGCCAGGACGAGTGGAAACAAGTTGCCGACATTGTTTATGAAAAGTGGGATGAATTTGTAGGTGTATCGTTTCTTGCCTATGACGGCGGTTCATATACGCTTGCACCTTATGAGGCAATCACTGCGGAACAATACGAGCATATGGCGTCAACAATGAAGAGATTTGACCCGACGATTCTTGAACAGTATGAGACCGGCGATGACTTCGATCTCGAAGGCATGGACGGGTGCGAAGGCGGCGTATGTCCGATTCGATGACTAGGTGATTTAGAAGGAGGTATCAGGGATGGCACGAATTAGAAACGGACAATTACGGCGCGATTTCAAGCGGTTGTTGGCGATTATCGCCGATAGCCGCGAGCCGGACTATGCAGAGGTAGAACGCATTGCCAACCGGCATGGGCTTTATTACGACGAAAAAGGCGAGGTAAAGGAGGAGCGCAAATGAGTGACTTAAGCGTAAAAATCATGCGCTTATGCCCTGACGCGGTCATTCCGCGATATGCCCATGAAGGCGACGCCGGGCTCGACTTAGTCGCGGCAGCCGACGTCATTATCGAACCGGGCGAAACGGCACTAATACCGACAGGTATTGCGGTCGAGTTGCCGCCGGGCTACGAATTGCAAGTGCGACCACGCAGCGGAATCACCTTGCGCACAAAGTTACGAGTACAGCTAGGCACGGTCGATTCAAACTATCGCGGAGAAATCGGTGTGATTGTCGATAATGTTGCCGAGGATCCGTTCGGAAATGTTGTGCCATATCTCTCGCATATTGACGGGAGCGATTATCGGACGGACGGCGAAATCTATCCGAATGAAACGTACATCATCCGCAAAGGCGACAAAATTGCGCAAGGCGTCATCGCCCCGGTCGCCAAGGCAACGTTTAATGAAACGGACGAATTGAGCGACACAACACGCGGCACAGGTGGATTCGGCTCGACTGGGGTGGTTCCATCGGCTACTTAACGCAAATCATTCTCATGACAGCGATTATTACACCGCCAACATACATTGAATTGCCCGCGCCAGCACCGCCATTTATCGTCGGCGAGCCGTTAGGCATTAGAGCGCCGGCGTGGCAGGAATTCGAACTTACCGCCTATACGTCCGGCTACGAATCAACACAGAAAAATCCGGGCGAAGTCGGCTACGGCATTACGGCGAGTGGCGAGCAGGCGCAAGAAGGCGTGACGGTCGCATGTCCGCCAAGCATGGCGTTTGGCACAGTCATTGAAATAGATGGCTTGGGCGAGCGAACATGCCAAGATAGAGGCGGTGCTATTACGGAAGGGCATATTGACTTGTATATGGGCGATTTAAAGGACGCAATTAAATTCGGAAGGCAAAAGCGAAACGTACGAATAATGAAGGAGGAATCGGAATGATGTACGTACTTATAGACGATGAAAACGGCGTATCGCGTGAGTATCATCAAGTTGAGCGGAAAGCAAAAGCCGGGGACTACATCGTGTTTACACACGACCACCTTGATATAACTGCGAACAGACCATACGAAGTTGAGTACGCTAGTAGCAAAGAGGTGAGATTCACCGACGACGCCCACGAGAAACACGTTTGGGATAGCCCTAGCGATGATTACAACGTATTTATGCAGACCAATTTCGTCCACATCGACGGCGAGCGTTACCGCATGGTCGACCGCAAAGCAGAAGTTGGCGAGAAAGTTATTATCGTTAATGCCGAGGACATGTTCGGAAAGTACGAAAATGGCTCGGTAATAGTCACGGAAGATGTGGACGAATACGGAATATATAACGATAGTGTGAAAAAAGCGGATTTGAATAACGAAGGTCTTATAGCGCATAGAGAGTATCGCGTACTTGAGCGGGTTGAACGAGTCGAGCCCGTGCTTTCAACATCGGACTTAATCGCCAACCTAGCGAAACGGGTCGTCGAACTCGAGCGGCGACTAAGCGACATAAACGCCGATGTAAACGAAGTTAACGAGAGAATCGACCGACTTGCGTATACGTGCGAACAGTCGACCATTAGTATAGCGCGCGATGTGGAGCGAATTGACGCGGACGTGGAACGCTTGAAGCAACCGTCTACTGTCACGATTGACGCGTCTGTTTTAGCGAAACTAATTTCAAAGGCGGTGGAAAGCGAATGAGTATTATCAAAATCGCACTTACCGGAAAAATGCGGTCAGGCAAGGACACAGTCGCCTTACACTTGGCGTTCGAGCATGGCTTCGAGTATCCCATCGCGTTTGGAGACAAATTAAAGCGGACTTTCCACGAATTATTTCCGTGGGTGTCCGCCCAAAGCAAGCCACGCGAAGGTTATCAGCGCTTTGGGCAACTGATTCGCGAAGAATTCGACGAAAACGTTTGGGTCAAGCACCTTGCGAGCACAGTTGAATTTCTTGAAGATAGTCGGAAAACACGCGGAATCGTGATAGCTGACCTGCGCCAACCGAACGAATACGAATGGTGCCGCGCCAATGGCTTTATTATCGTTCGGGTAACGGCGCCGGACGAACTGCGCATAGCACGGGCAAAGGCGGCAGGTGACGTGTTTGCAGAAGAGG